GTGGACTGGCAATTTTGGTGAGCTGTGGGAGCTGAGTCCTAAGCCAGTCAAGCCAATAGTCAGCAATCAACGCGATTGGGACGCTGAAAACATGCCTACTGGTCGAAACCTTCAGAAACGTCCTGCATTGAGGGTTCTAATTGGCAGTCCTTTGTATATTGGCAACGCAGCTGACTACGCAGGATACGCGGTCAATAATCCGCAGGCCAAAAAACAAGGCAAAACCTACGAAGAGGCTAGAACCGGCGAAAAAGCTTTGAGAATTACTGCTAAGGATGGCCCCCGTTGGTACAAAATTTACACGGAAACCAGTAGAGACACGGGCCTGTTTCTTGATCTAGACAAAGCATTTGCATCTGTGCGTTTGGGATAAGCTATAGTGTGCTAGTTGACTGAGTTTTATGGCTGAAGCACGCGCAATTGACAAGCTGTGTAAAGCGTTCAACGTCGAAGAGCGCAGCAGCTACACGATCAAAAATGGCGAAGAGGTCATTCTCAAGCTGTATTGGAAGCCTTTGACGATTGCTGATCGTGATGCAATCAACAATTCTTTGAAGGCGTTAAACGTCAGCGTTTCAGAGGACAACTTGGATTTTGCGATCCAGATGGTGATTCGCAAAGCAGAAGACGAAGCTGGCGATCGTCTTTTCTCAGATGGCGACCGTGCCAAGATCCGCAACCGTCTGCCTTTGGGCATTGTGCTGGACATTATGTCCAAGATGCAGGGAACGGGTGAGGTGGAAGAACCCGACGCCATTAAAAGCGAAGCTTGATAAGGACCACTATCTGTTTTTGCAGTTCTTCATTGCTGAGAAGCTAGGCATGACGTTGGCTCAGCTTCGAGCCACCATGTCAATGGAAGAGTTGTTTGGCTGGAGTGCGTATTGCTCACTCAAGTCAGACCGAGAGCAAAAAGAGATGGAGCGTAGCCGTCAGCAGGCTCAATATCGCAGGGTGCGCTAACCTGAGGGCAATGTCTTCGGGTTAGTCGTGGCTGCTGAGTACGAAGTCAATATCAAGATCAATACCAAGAAGGTTGAGACTGATCTCAATACCATTGACACGAAGATAAAAAATCTTGGCAAGTCAGCAACTTCTAAAGAACAAGGTCTTGAAAGAATTGTAGATAAACGTGCTCGTTTGATGAATCGCATCAACGAGATGGAGGCCAAGGGCCTAAGGGTTGCCAAGCTTAGAGCCCAAATGGGTAAAGCAACTGAGCAACAGAGTCGCAGGGACCTTACTAACGCTGAAAGAGAGTATCGAATTCTAGATAAAAGTATTCGTCTAGAACAATCAAAGTTAAAAATTCTTCGATCGCAAAGAGAAGGTTTTGCCGCAAGTCCAATTCGTGGCATAAGAAGCATGATGGGCTCTCCAGCTCAGATTGCTGCATCCGGCAGGCAAAGAGTGAGCCCTATTGGCGGCAGGATAGACATTGCTGGCTCTCCAGCTCAAATGGAAGCCATCAGAAAGTTAGAGATGGCAGAAATGCAAGCAGATAAAAATGCTCATTTTGCAGAGTTAAAGTTAATACAAAGAAGGCAAAAGGTAGAACTAGACAATATAGACAAAAAGTTAGCGGCTGATTTAAGAGCACTTAAGAAATTTGATAAGGAGCTTGAAGCAGCCGACAAGGCACGTCAAAGACGACTGGCGGGCGCTAATGCAGGCAGAGGTCAGTTTGGACCAGCAGCGCCTCCTATGCAGGGTCCGCGTCAAATGATTGCGTCACCTATTGGTGGAGCAGTTAATATTCCAGGCTCTCCTGCATTTTTGGCTAACCAACGTCGATCAGCACAGCTTGCTCAACAAAGAAAAAATGGCGCTCGTAGATTCCAAGATATTGCTACGGGCGCAGGCTTTCCACTGTTGTTTGGCGGCGGCCCACTGCAGGCAATAGCTGGTGGCGTCGGTGGAGCGCTTGGCGGGTTAGGAGGTTCTATTGCGGCAACAGCTGCGATTTCGCAACTTCAGGCTTTTGGTCAAACAGCTGCAGAGATTGGTCAAGCAGTCAGTTCTACTAGCGGCGCGCTTGATTTAATGCAAGAAAAAGCGCTTTTTAGTACCAAAGCAATAGAAAGACAAGCAGCTGCGCTTGAAGAGCAAGGTAATGTTCAAGAGCTAAATGCACTTATCACGCAAGAGCTTGCCGACAAAATTGGAAATGAAGGCATTCGCTCTTTACAGGCGCTTGGAAATACCACAGATGAGACAACTAGGTTGTGGGGCGAGCTAACGACTCAGCTGGCTGCATTGATTTCAGGTCCGTTGAATGGATTTTTAAGTATCGTCAATCAAATTTTAGGCCGAGTAACTACTGGGTTTCGTTTTGACGCATTTTTGCGAGACCTTAATCCTGAGCAGCGCGCTCAAGCTGAAGCAAGAGTTCAAGAATTGACAAAGCGTGTTGGCACGGGAAGAAGTGCTGCAAAAAGTATGCAAATGACGGAGCAGGAGGCTCAAGCGCAAGTCCTTAAAGAGATGGGAGGAATGCGACCGCTTGATCCTGGCTTAATTCCAATTACAGCTGCAGACACAAAGCGCTTTACTGTTAAAAATACTGCGGCTGACAAAGCAGCAAGAGAGGAGCAAAGGCTGCAGGGACGATTGGCAAAGCTTGATCAAGAACGTCAAAAGGTTATTGAGATTTCTCGATTTAAGGATCAAATTGCAGCTGCTGAGGCAGCTGGTGATCAGCAGTTAGTAATCCGTTTAGAAGGCGAGCAGAGAATCGCTGAAATCGAGGCAAGACGCAAAGAGGATCTTATTGGCGTTACGGACCAACGAGAGATAGAGGCTATCAATATTGGCAAGGCTACTGAAAAGCTAGCGGCTCATCGTGAAGTGGAGCGCGAGCTGGAAGAATTGCAGCGTCAAAGGCAAGAAAAGTTCGACGATACGATTGAGAACCTTCAGTTTCAGCTTGACATAGCTCAGGCTACAAGTGAAGCCGAAAGGGAGCGCCTGCGTATCGAGAAAGAAATGAAAAAGTTGAAAGAAGACGGCATGTCCGAAGAGCAAGTTGCACAAGTTGGCAACTTAATGAAGCAAATATCTGCAGAAAACAGCCCTCTCAATAAGTTTATTAAGCAGTCAGTTGAGAGCCTGAATGATTTACAGACGCAAGCGGTTCAAATCGCTCAAGGCATTGGCAATGCAATTGGCAATTCACTTGTAGGCGGCATTCAAAACCTCATCACTGGAGCGGCAACCGTTAAAGAAGTATTTGCGGACATGTTGAAGAGCGTTGCAGACGTTCTTGCGAAGCAAGCTGCGCAAATGATTGCAACTTATATTTCGATTGGCATTGCAAGGCTTTTTGCTGGAATTGGTGGTTCATATGGCACGGGAGCGGAAAAGCCCTTAACAAGTGGGATAGATTTTTCCAGTGCTTTTTCAAGTGGCGGGTTCGGCATTAGTAATTTTGCAAATGGAGGCCTTGTAACCGGTGGCTCGCCAATGCTTGTTGGAGAGCGTGGTCCAGAACTCTTCGTTCCATTTGTTAACGGTGAAATCACATCAAGTGAAAGCCTTGGTGCTGAGATGGCAAATGCCATGGCGGTTCCCTTCGTGCCTGGAGGCAACCAAGGCGGCACTACATCTCAGCTAATTAACCGTCAAGAGAACACGCAAATTAATCGCCAAGAAAACCTAAGACAGCTTTCTGTGCCGTTCTCTCGTAGTTCAGAGGCATCGATGGTGGCAGCAGCGGAACAGCAAACTGCAGAAGCGATTTCAAATCCATCTCCTCTTGATGTGCGATTTGAGTCTCAATCAATTAACGGCGTTGAGTACGTTACGGCTGAGCAGCATCAAGCTGGCATGGCTCAAGCTGCACAGCGTGGACGTGCGCTTACACTCGCAGCATTGCAAAATAGCGTCAAAGCACGGCGAAGGGTTGGATTATGAGCGGCTATGCGTTCTGCAACTATGTCAAGTTTTTAGAGCCTTCTGGTTCTACCTATGTAGAGACTGCTTATTACTTCCAGAATTTTACGGTTGATGGTTCTCGTACACGCGGAGGCGACACCTACATCTTTGCGCCATTTGTGCTGGCAACTGGCGGAGGAGAGAAGAGCGGAGACCGCAGTTCTAATGTGCTGGCAATTGGAGCGTCAACTCAAGCTGGTTCAACAATCATTTTGAATCTGTTTAAGCAAGCGGTTGAGCAGCGTTGGATTTTGCGAGTTGAGACTGTCAGTCTCAATATCAGCACTTTTGCTGACGATCAATTGGTTTCAACAGAAAACTGGCGCGTGGCCTCTTATGAGATGGATACCAAAGTTATTAAACTGCGACTCATCTCGCCACTAGATGCGGTCAAGGGTCAAGTGCCTAGGAGGAAATTGAGCGAAGAGTTAGTTGGAGCCTTGCCGACCACTGGTCAAATTTCGACATGAAGCGTTGGCACAAGTATTTGAGCTTGCCTCACGAATTTGGAGCTGATCCAAACGATGGGATTGGTTGCGATTGCGTGATTATGGTTTGGAACGTGTTGCGTGATGCTGGAGTTGAGCACCCGCCTTATGAACCGAGTTGGCTAGAGATGGCAGCTCGTAAGGAGTGGGCTGCACTAAAGAACCAATGGCTGGAACGGACAGTCATTTGTCCTCAGCAAGAGTATGCGTTGACTTTGTTTGATGAGCCAACGCACTTGGGCTTAGGTATTATCGTGGATAACGGGCTTTTGTTCCCGCACCACAAGCGTGGTGTGCATTGGCTGCCCAGCAAAAAAGTCGCAAATCTGGAGTACAGGACGTTTCGATGACTATGCTCCCTTCCGATCGTTACCTTTGCAGCCTTTTGGGGCTGACGGAAGAGGAGTTTCAATCGTTCCAGGCAGATGCAAGGCAGTATTTAAAAGAGAACCCAATTGAAGGACCAGTTGCTGGTCTTGAGACAGGACTTGTTCTTGGGATTGTCAGCCTTGCTCTTAGCGTTGGCACGACTGTAGTCTCATTGCTTTTGAGACCAAGTGTGCCTGAAGTAGGAGGAGGCCCAAGAGCAATTGGCAGGAATAATGTCGCAGATGACCCTATAATTACGAATCAAAGTTTTGCGCCACGCTATGGTTTTGACTCTGTTCAAAATGTAATTAAGATTGGCAGCACTGTTCCTCTTGTCTATGGAGACAGGAACGTAGGAGGTCAAAAAGTTGGCGGTGTTCGCATAAACATGCCGCTTGTCTGGTCGCAAATGCTGTCTTTTGGGACGTCGCAGATGTTGCGAGCTGTATTTCTTGCAGGAGAAGGCGAAATTGAATCATTTGACAATGATTTATGGGCAGTTGGCTCTAACCTTCTAAAGAACTACAAGTACACCACAAGCGCTGCCACTGAAGTCGCTGCACGAGCAACGATTTATGCAAGTCTTGGGAGTGGAGCGATCATAGAAAACGATCGAGTTTTTGGTAGAAGCGGAACCAATGATCGTAGAGCTAATGGTGGGGGCTCATCTGCAACCTCGTCTACAGAAGAAGTTTTCAAAGTTCATACTGGCAGCTCGCCCACGGAAACGGCTGCATTTTCTTCAGTTCACACGCCTTCGTCCAGCACTACGTTTGGCGTTTATTCTTTGATTGGCAATGATTTAGCATTTAAAGTAAATCCTATTGTAAGACCAGGAGTCAAAGTTAAACAAGAGGCTACAAGTGGCGATAACTTTACAGTGCTTTGTCCTAAAGATGGGCCTCAAATTGCACTGCGAAGAAAGTTTAGGTACAATTTCGCAAGCTTTAGTGGACTTACCAAGAAAAACGGCAACCCTAAAAATGGTCTAAGGAGTTTAGCCGTAGGAGACACCGTTACTTATGAGCTTTTCAAGGAATCAGAAAAGGAAATAACTTTTTCGGAAAACAATCAAACTGAAGAAAGCAAAGACGTCGCCTCAAGTGTGGCCGCTAGGCAAGCCTTTTATGATGAGAATTTAATTATTGGAGAGCTTTACAAGATTGGCAGTTCAATTGGAGTTTGCATTTCTCGTAGTCCTAGCGATGCAGTTTTTAGATCAGAGGCTGATGAAGTTGGCTCTGATCAGTCAATTGAAGCAGTTTTTGAAATTGTTGAGCCTGGCTCTGCTCGTTTCTACACAGAAGCTCATTTAAAAGGTGCTTACACTGGTAGCACAGTAGATAATCCAACTCCAGTCGATCGTGCAGTAGCGACTACTAAGGGTCATCTTTTGCGCTATGCGCAAGCCGTGGTTACAAATACTCGTGCTTGCGACATTACCGAAATTGGGATTACTTCAACGCTAGGCGGCAGGATTAATGGCCTTTGCAATTTCAAGGATACAAAAACCTACAACGAGACGGATGATCTTTTTTGCGAAACTTTTTCGAACACTACTGAGTATGACAGCGACTTTTACCAAAGTGGAACGCTAAGCGTTTCATTTAAAAGATTTTCTATTTTTACGCTGCAGTACAAGGAAATAGTCGCTGATGCTGATGACGATTGGGTCGATAGCGGCAAAATTTTTGCGGTTCGAAGTGAAACACTGCAGGCAGTATTTAATTTTATACGACTTGAATTTACGACTTCTAAGCTTCGTATTTTTAGGCTACGGCCAATCACCGGATTTGAATTTAGGTCGAAGACCTCTGGTCAACTTTATCTTTTAGATGCAAACGAAGGTTTTCAGCATGAAAGCATAACCTCTTACGGTGGAGCCGCTGTAAAGGTGGCCTTTAGAGGTAAGATTTTTAATTATCCGTTTCACAATGATGTGAGATCTAAGTTCGGTGAAGCTGACCCTGACTTGGTTACTAGCTATACAAAATCCGTAGAGAGCGGCGAGCCTGCAGAAACATTTCAATCTCTTTCAGCCGTAGACACTTCTATTGGAACCGGGTATGCGTCAATGATTGATGAGTTTATATCTTGCGCAGAAGATTTTGTATACGAAGAAATTACGACAAGTTGCGAAAGCGGTCCAGAAAACAAAATTTCATATGTCAATGAAATTGTAACAGGTCAAACTGGCAGCTATAGCAATCTTGCTTTGGTTGGCATTAATATTCGATCTTCAACTGAGTGGCAACAATTCACGCAATTTTCTGGCTATGTAAAGCAAGGCATTAAATCAAGGCGGCTGGACTCTTATTCAAGCTTGCCTTTTAATCCTACGCCTCAGCACTTGTATCGGTTCCCCGAAGTCTTGTTGGACTTGATGACCAACGACAGATATGGAATGGGCGATTTGATCAAAGACGAGATGATTGATCTTGCTACATTTAAAGAGGCTAACGATTGGTGTAGTGATAGAGGTTATTACTTCAATGGCGTTATTGCTGATCAGGCAAACATTAGGCAGTATGCCGCTGATCTTGCGGCAACACATTTGCTATATTTTGCTGAGATAAACGGTCAGTTTACTCTTAAACCTGCTCTGCCTGTTTCTGGAGCGACATTTGCTGCTGCTGACATCAAAGGTCTTTTCACCGTCGGGAACATTCTCGAAGATAGTTATCAGATTGAATACTTGAATCCAGAAGACAGGGAGCCGATTGAGGTTAGCGCGACTTATAGGGAGGAACGCTCATCTTCTGATCTTGCAAGCGAAGGCGCGTTTGCCACTGTAAAAGAAGTGCTGGTTAAAGAGGCAAGTTATACGCCCTTGGATACGGTATCGCTAGATATGACTGATTACTGCACTCAGCGGAGCCATGCCATTGATGCTGCAAAGTTCATCATCAGAACGCGTAGGCTGACCGATCACGTTGTGAGATTCAAAGTTACGCACGAATCTGTTTACAACAATATTGCGCCTGGCGATTACATTAATGTTGCGATGGACGCGACAGAGTATTCCGATTTCAGCAATGGCGTCGTCACTGGAGCGGGAGATCTTGTGACGTCAGAGGCTTTTGCTGATGGAAGTTATTCTGTGTTTGCTTGGGATCCCGACTCTGGCAGTGATCCAAGTGTTCAGACTTTAGTTGTAACCGGTAGTGGTACGAGAGCAACGCCAACTGGAATTATCTTTACCGAGATCAAGTCAAGCCAAGAGTCGAGAACTTATCAGGTTGAGCAGATCACTGCGGACCAAGACGGCACCTTTACAATAGAGGCGCTGCACATGCCAGTTACTGGTGCTGGCGTTCCGTTGGTTGCTGACGGTTTTGACACAGCTGGAAACTGGACCATCACTTAAGTGCAATGACCACAGCATTCCCACCAATTGAGCCTTCAAGCCGAAGCTTCAAGCCTCCAACGTATCCCGTTAAGAGCCACGTATCGCAATCTGGCGTTACAACTCGTCGTCTGTTTGCCTCTTTGCCGAGTCAGGCGGAACTCAAACTAGAGTTCAAAAACATCAACGATACGAACGCCACAGCAATCATGACTGCGTATAAAACCGCCAAGGGAGCTTTGGATGACTTGTCGCTACCAGTCGCTGTTTTCAATGGAGCGGACTCGACCTTAACGACGTATTTAGACGGATCTTCTTTTGCTGCAGGCTTGAAATGGTGTTTTGCTGAAGGCTCTCCCCCGAAAGTCACTAGTGTCGCCCCAGGGCGATCAAACGTTAGTGTTAGCCTTGTCGGAGAGCTTAGAATGAGCTGAAAGAGGTTTTCCTATGGCTGTCAAGACAGGTTCTACCGCTGAGCTTCGTTTTGAAGGCGCAGCTATCGCCAAGGTTCGTGACGTCAGCCTGACGATTGTTAGAGATGCGCTTGAGACTACAGGCATTGGTCAAAGAGACCGCACGTACGCGTATGGCGTGAGAGGAACGACTGGCACTGGGACGCTTTTGTACGACTCGGCTGACGCCGCTACTACAGCGACTATGAATCGATTGTTGAATGATTCCGAGTCAACTGACACTATTGCGATGGTTTTAGACACCAATGTGGCTGAAGGCACGTTGGAAGGGGATGCTTTGATTACGCAGGCTGGCGTTTCAGTCAGTGTTGGAAGCGTTGTCAGCGTGCCTATCTCATTTAGCTTTACCGGCAAGCCTAGCGGTACGTTCTGATGGCCGTCCTTGGTGCGGGTGGACTGCTTGAGATAAGTCGAGAAATACCAGAAGCTATGGCGCTGTCTTGGCAGCGTCTAAATATTGGTTCGACTCCTTACACAATAACTTTTGCTAGCCCAAGTTATTGGCAAGGGGATAGGATAATTTTGGCGGCTGACGGGGGCCTGCCTATTGATTTAAATGGTGATGGATATGCAGACTGTCCAGATGGACATGGGATTTACCGTGGTTCGATCTGGAGGTTAGGGCCTTGCAAGGCTTGGTACCTGGGCACTGATACTGACGATGCTCCTTTCTACAACAATTTAAATAGCCCATTACTCACCCAAGCAGGTGACTACTTGGTCACTCAAGCAGGTAACAACTTGGTTGGATACACCGCATTGAGTGATCTTGATGATTTCTACAATACGGCTGCAACGACTGGCTTGACGGAGCAGACAGACGGATACATGAGTCGTGACCTGCTTGACAGAATCAGGTTGTGGACTACAGAGGCAGCTGCACGTTCACAGTCTGGTACCGAAAAAACACTTTTGAATGTTAAGCCAAAGAACTTCGTTGTCGCTAGTTACTTTAACGATGCAAGCTATACATCTGCAATCGATTCAGCGATAGCTTCAATTGCTAATCTTGTTATTGATGGCGAAGAAGTTCTTTCTACTTTAATTGCGTTGCCATCTAATTTTGACGTTATTTGCGCTGATGCAAACAGAAATTACAATTTCCAAGTTCAATTGAAGCAATGGATTCTAAGTATTGATGCTGAGAATTTAGATACAACTGCGATTGGCCAGACATTTGGCGAGAACATCAAGTCATTGGTACGTGGCGCAGGCAGCCTTGACTTTATGGCAGAGCACAGAGCTGTTGCTGGCGAACAAGATACGTTAGCGTTGCTTCGACTTGTGCTTTTGCTGCAAAATCAATGCAACACTAAAGCAAGATTCTATTTGTTCAAGGATCGAAGCGGGCCAAGCCCGCAGGTCAATGGGTCTGTTTACTATGAGTGCCAAATTCTCTTGACCAACACCAATTTGAACGCTCAAGTTGGCGACTTGCTCACTGGAACGGCTGATTTTGTTGCGACCTCTGAGATCGACATCAAGGTGGCTGTCTAAATTGCGCTAGATCGGGACTGCAAGCTAGACTCCGCTTAGCAAATAGATCTGTAAAGAAGTGGCTGAGATCAACCGTGCCGGCCAGAACGAGTCTCTGGGTCATATCAACACAACCCAAGGCGAGTTTCGTGAGCAGATCGATGCCCTTACGGATGCTGTCCGCCAGCTAGGTGGCAATGCCGAAATTGCTCCTGGCACAACGGTTGTCAACGATCCACTTAGCGCTCCATACGTTTTATATGTAAACAGCTACACCGGTAAAGACACTTTTGTAGCTGGTGACTACGCAAGTGCTGACGACGGCAGCTTTGAGCAGAAGATGCGTCGCATCAGCTTGCAGCGCTTGGAATGTGGCTACACAGAAGCTCGTCCTTTCAAGACGATTAACAGGGCAATCATTGAGGCTGGCATCATTACCAGCCGTGACTATCTGAACCTCCCTGGGAACATTTGTGGCGACTTGGTTTCGATCGTCGTGATGCCAGGCATGCACACGGCATTGAATGGAACAGGGCTTGCTGACAACGCGACGAATTTCCCTGCTTATGGCAGCACTAAAGAATTTACGGATGCTGAGCTGCAAAGCTTTAACCCTGAAGACAGTGCCGGAATCGTTCTTCCTCGTGGTTGCAGCCTTGTCAGTCTTGATCTGCGTAAGTGCAACATCCGTCCTAACTTTGTTCCTGGCGGCACTAATGCACAGGATGAAGCTGCTGACTACAGCAACCGTGGCAGCATTTTCCTTGTCACTGGTACGGGCTTTTACTACGGCTTCACTTTTCTAGACAAAGAAAATTATCCGTACACGCACCATTTGCTGCATACGTTTGAGTTTGCAGGTCGCGCCCGTGTCGACGAGTTTTACAGCAAAATCCTCAAGAGCTTTGGCAGTGTCGCTGGCATCAGCAGCACCTTTACCAAGACAAGGAACAGTGAAGTTCAAATTGTTGGCCCAGCACCAGCACCTGGTACGCAAACTGAAGCAACTGACAGCGTAAGCTCCGCGTCTCCTTACATCTTTAATTGCTCAATCCGAAGCCTTTATGGCATGGGTGGCATTTTTGCGAATGGTGCAAATGCCGAGGGCTTTAAGAGCATGGTTACGGCGCAATATACATCTATTGCCCTTCAAAAAGACATGCGCTGCTGGCAGCGTTATACCGGCGGCAATTGGGTTGATATTAGTTCAACTGCTGCAGGTAACTACGACGACTACATTGACGAGTCACCGGACAATGTTCGGATGGACCCAAACAAGCGAAGCTTCCACATTCGTTGCGTCAACCGTGCAATCATTCAGGAAGTTAGTGTTTTCGCGATTGGCCAAGGAATTCACCATTGGGTAGAATCAGGCGGCGAACTTACGGTCACCAATAGTAACTCTAACTTCGGCGGCTGCGCTTCTCTTGCAGAAGGATTTGTAGCAGATAGTTTTACCACCGATAAGAACTGGAACATTTCAAGCATTAACGTTGCGCGTGACATTTCAGGGCTTACCAATAAATGGTCACGCATCGATCTTGGTGAGCTGGCGTCAACTGTTTCTAACAGTGCCACTACAATTACACTGACAACAAATCTTGAAGGCAGCGAAAACGATAAGCCAACAATTTTGGATCGTAACGGCTATTCGCTTGGGATCTATGGCGGCACGTCTTATATCTGGATTGAAAATCCAAACGGCGTTGATTACTACGCACCACTTGCGGCTAACGCTTGGGACGCCATCAACCCAAATCAGATCAATGTTAGCGCTGCGTTTGTTAGTGCTGATGGTGATACACCGCCGTCAACAGATGCAGGTAGCGCATTCCCGCCTATTGCAGGCAGGAAGATCTACGTGCGTCGTCTGCAAGATGTTCGAACCTTAGATGAGCGTACATATTCACTAACTTGCAGCAACACCTCAGCAGATTCACGTAATATTATTCGTGACTATGGGCTGCAAACTGACACGCTTGGAGCGGCAATTGACACTGAAATCGCAGCAGCAGAGCCAATTATTGCCAGCTCCGTTACTACGTTGCCTGCTTCAGGTGGTGTTTTTAGGGTCAACAAGGTAGAGGTTCGCCGCGCTGCTGCTTCAGCGGACTGGGACAATAAAGGCGAGTATCGAAGTGGCTATCACCTCACCAACAACTATTACAGGACTGGTGATGTTGTTCGCTATCAAAACAAGCATTACAAGTGCATTGTTGAGCACATTGCGACCGCCACGTTTAACAGCAATAACTGGGACGAAGTATTCGTCCATATGGACGAAACTTATCCGGCAGAGGACTTTTTCAAAAACACAAAACCAGTATTGATCTTTGACCGCGACAAAGATCCCAACGTTATTAGCGACTTTCTTGGCTACACCAACGCAGACTTGGGTAATGATGAGCAGTTGACGCGACAATTAAGGACCGCTGTTGATTATTTAGGCGTTTATTCATTGCTTCGCAGTCTGGGCTTTAGCGACGCAGATTCACATACAATTTTGCTGCCTAAAGCTCCGGCTGATCGCGAGCGCAATCCAAATACTGCTTTGGATGGCATTAGTAATCCATCAGGTGCTGCAAACGCGTGGGATAACTGGCCTTTGGTCATGCGTCGTCCCAGTCAGATCCGTCTGTTCGGGCACGCCATGGAATGGGCGGGATACCTCAACTATTCGAAAGCTCTTCCTCAGTATCAACGCGACCTTACGCCTAGTAACAAATTTAGTTTCTACTTCACCAATCAACTTGGTGGACGTGTTTACATCTCGGCTTTTAACGAAGAGGGATTCCAAATCACGGCTGCTGGTCTGACTGATCTTGCTACAGGTGAAGTTTTGTCGCCTGAAGGTCTTGGTGGTGAAGGTGGAGACACTGGCGTAACGATCTTCAATGGTGACGTAATTGTCAATGGCGATCTTGTTAGCAATAACATCGACAGCACGCAAAAATCGCTTGTCAAGATAAAAGACACCAACAGCGATGAACCAAGCGAAGGGCGTGGCATGTCTTGGATCGCACCAGCCGAAGCAATTCCTGACGTTAGTATTGCTGATGCAATTACTTTCAATACAGCAAACCAAGAAGGAACTGCTGCTGGTCCAACAAACATCGGTAGCAATGGTTATTCCGGTCCGCATTTTGTAACGCCTTACTTCCTTGATTTGTGGAAGTCAAAGAATGGATTGCTTGGCAAAGTCCCTGGAACGGTCAAAATTTACGTCAACCCAAGGGCAGTGCAGAAAGCGGGCAACTTCCCTAATCCGGCAAACAACGAAAGCTATAACTACAACGCATCAATCAGTGATTTGCTGAGCCGTCCTCCAACAAGCCCTGATGCAGCTGTTAAAACTTTGGCTCTTGCCATTGAATATGCAAACCTTTCAGTTGCAACTACGACGACAATTGTGTATTACCTTGGGCCTGGCATTTACACAGACACTGGAACTCGAACTTTTACGCATCCAGTAGAGCTTATTTCATACGATTATGCAACAAACAGTTTATTGACGGATGGCGTTGGGGGTGGTCAGGTTCCGTTCTTGGGAACAACAAATGATGGTCGCGGCCCTAGTAATAGTGGCAGAAGTGCCTTGACAGGCTCAAACCTTGAAGCGCATATCAAAAATGCAGACAACCATCCAGTTTTCTTGACTGTAATCAGGCATCAATCGAGAAATGTTAACACTCAAAATAATATTAGTTTTCAACCCTTACAACTTACTTTTGAGAAAGAGGCAATTATGCAAGGCGTCGTTTGGTGGGGCGCTACAACCACTTTGGAGAAATTACAGGGCACTTCGACCTTGACAGATCAGCTGGTGCCCAACAGCTTGTTTAATCAACTTAGTACTGCTCAACTGCAAACCGTCAAAACGCAGAGTAATCGCGGGCAGGTTTTAAACGCTCTTGTTTATCAGCTAATTTCGGCTAATTCAAGCACAAACAATATTGACTATATGTCAGGCGGTCCATGTATCGTTGCAAATGACGTTCTTAGGATGCGTGACGTTGCAATTACGGCCATCCAGCTTCCGTTTTTCAATCTAGGCCAGGCCAGTAATCAGCCTGTCATTGAGATGAGGAATGATGCTGTTCTTCGGATGTCTGGGACGTATTTTATTGGCAACAACGTTCTTGATAACACTGGCTATGCAAATCAAGGCTCCGTCACCACGCCAACATTTAAAGGTGAAACTAGTTACAAGCATTTTGGCTTTGCGGCAACAATGTTCTCAATGGGCGAAAACTCGTCAAATTCTGTCGGTACCTTCCAGTTCTGCGGTTGGGGATCTCCAATTAGGGTTGGACCCGGCAATTACGTGTGGAACACAACTTACATAAATATTCATTTGATGACTAGAGAGTATCAATACATGGCTGATGCAGATACACAATACGGGGGAACACCAACTACGGTTGATGCTAGCCAAGGCCCTGCATTTGTTTCAGTTGTTGGAGCTTTGACTAGAAATCGTAGAACAATTAACAATCACTTTAGTGATTTCCGCACCAATGGGAATGCTAGAAGAAGTGGTTGGGCTGGCAACTTTGGACGTTATCAGCGCGGCTACGGAACAGTCACGACAGGTTGGCGGTCTGTTGGAGTGTCGATCTTGCCTGATGCTGCACAAAGCAACCCTGATCCAGCCGCAGGCGATCCAGTGGATTCAATTCCATCAGGAAGTTATTGGAACTATGAAAATAGCGCAGTATTTTTACGGCGCAACGGTGCTGGAAATGAAACGCCTAGTGGCGCTACGTTCGCAAATCCTGGGTACCCTGCATCGCCTGAAATTATCAGTCGTAACTACACCTACGGAACTGGTGCGGCACAGTTGAACTGCAAGTATGCAGTCATCGATGTCGGCATTGATTACGATAGGAACTACAATGCCAACAGACTGCTGTTTGCCTAATGACTGTTTACACGACACCTGATCCCGTCTATCCAGACGAAGAAGAGTTTTGGGCTGATGGCGTTTCCTTCTTTAGTGGAGACAAAGAGCTGGTTTGGGACGAATCTCAAGGTATTTACGTTGCTCAGACTCAGCCTGACGGCTCGTGATTTGGTGTGACGTCGAGCCATCAAAGCGATAGACTCTAAATACGCATTTAGAGTCCGTCGCCGTGGCAAACGTCAAAATTACGGAGCTGTTTGCCACTACTAATCCGGCAAGCACTGATGTTCTTGTAGTTGTTGACCTCCCTGCTGACGTGACGAAGAAGGTCACGATTGCAGATTTGCTTGAAAATGCAGGAAATGGAAGCCAGACAGCTCCTGCCTTTGCCTTTAGCTCTGACAGTAATACAGGCATCTTTTTAGATGCTGCTGACAGGCTTGGCATTAGCACTAATGGCGTTGGCCGGATTTACATCGCTGCTGATGGCAAAGTCGGCATTGGCACTTCCGCGCCATCTGAAGTGCTTGATGTTGTTGGCAACGCTGAAATCTCAGGTACGCTCGACGTCACTGGTGCGACCACCTTTGACGGAAATTTAACAGTTGAAGGCAATTTAACTGTAAATGGAACGACAACAACAATTGATTCAACCACTTTGGTGGTAGAGGATAAGAATATTGAGCTGGGTGTTGTAGCAACTCCCACTGATGGAACTGCTGACGGTGGCGGAATTACGCTAAAAGGCACAACAGATAAAACAATTCGATGGACCAACTCAACTGGTTACTGGAATTTTGGCCAACCAGTTAACGTACCAGCAGGTACAGAAAGTGCGCCTGGCTTTATTCTTGATAATCAAACCGCCGGTATTTATAGTCCTGCCGCTGATGAACTGGGAATTGTTACTGATGGGGGTGAAAGAATACGAATTGATTTTAGTGGCAACGTTGGTATTGGCACGAACAACCCAACCGAGTTGCTTCACTTAAAGGAGTCAACACCGGCAATTCTGTTTCAAAGAAGCAGTGAGTCGGTCGCTGATTCGTTTGTGGTTCGAAACAATAGTGGTGGTTTTGAGATAAGGACAGATAGCACTCGATTTATACATCTGGACCCTATTGAAGATAGTGTAGGCATTGGTACGGCTTTCCCTGTTTCCAAGCTTCATGTCGATGGCGGTATCACTGTCAAGGACAACGAAGATGTCAATACTTCACTTGGCGACCTCAGTATTACCGTCGATAAATTAGGTAATTCTTCGACTAAGAGCATTAAGTTCCTAAATGGTACTAGTGAGAAGCTTCGAATTGATGGCAATGGCAACGTTGGTATTGGGACGAGTAGTCCTGCTAAACCGCTCCATGCTAAATCTGCAGTCGATGAAATCCTAAGGCTTGAAACGCCTGATAATCAAACAGGAAACATCTATCAGTCGTTTCATGACTCGACTGGAGAGTTGGCAAGGGTTGGTATGTTCAACTCTATGCAAGAGTTGCGTTTAAATAACCTGCAGTCAGATGGAGAAGTTACTTTCAGGACTAATAATGCTGAAAGAATGCGCATCGATTCCAGCGGCAACGTTGGCATTGGGGCGGGTGCTCCCGAGGAAAAGCTGCATATTGCAGCAAGCAACTCAGCTATCGGGTCAAATTGGTCTAATGCTAATAACCTGATTCTTATTGAAGATACAGATAGTTCACAAAGTAACGGTCAAGTTACTGGTGGAATTATCTTTGAAGGTAACGATAGTGATGCCCCCGGTATTCAAGCCGGCATCATTGCTCAAGCGGCAAGTGGAACTGGTGGAGGTGATCTTGCTTTCCATACTGCCGCTTCTGGATCAACCTTGGATGGCACAGAATCTCCAAGGATGGTTATCCATAACGACGGCAACGTTGGTATCGGGACAGGTAGTCCAGTTTCGACGCTTCATTTGCATAACGCGTCAAGCGACGGATTCGATGCCTTACGATTCACAAACACTGACACAGGAATCACAGCAACTGACGGATTTGTTATTGGGTTGAATGATAGCGAAGAGGGTAAAATCTGGAATTATGACAACAGAAGCATACAGTTTGGTGTTGATAATGAATTGCATGGAACGCTTAGGCAAGATGGCAGATGGTGCCTTGGTCCGGATCAAGTCTCGGGTTCTACTACTTTAAATGTTTTCATAGCCAGCGGTTCTTCAGCTCAGTTCCGTGCTGATAGCGATCCTGGAATAGAACTAAAGGACGACAGTGATAGTTCTATCGTAGAAATCAGGCACGATAGTGCCCAAATGGTTATTGACCTTGATCTCACGAATCAAGTAACAGGCGAAAGTTTTGTTATCAAGAGAGATGGCACTAGTGCGAATGAAACAGAACTTTTCCGGATCGATTCCAGCGGCAATGTTGGCCTTGGTACAGATACTCCAGATGAGAAGCTGCACGTTAACGGTGGGCACATTGTCATCGGCCAAAGCTCAGGCGCCACCACTAATATAAGAAACTACGTCAAGTTTGGAAGAGAGGACAATCCAAAGGCTGCCATTGGATTTATCAACAATGATTCCAATGGAAGGGGTGATATTATTTTTATGAATGATAGCGTTGGTGATGGTACAACGTTTAGCAATACCGATGAGGTAATGCGCATTGATTTCAACGGCAACGTTGGTATTGGGACGAATAGTCCTCAAGACAAATTACAGGTTCAAGATGGTCGAATTTCTATTGCCAGCACGGCTACTGAAGATTCTGACATTGTTCTTGGAACTTTAATGTTCCGAAACGGTTCTAGTAACAATAAAAACGCAAAAATTAACGCATACCTAGAAGGTGGAAGTTCAGGTGCTGGCCTCCGTTTTTATACAAGAACGCAAGCCGATGGTACAAACGACGATGGTGGTTCTGAACGGATGCGCATCGATTCCATCGGCAACGTTGGTATTGGGACGGATGCTCCTGCCCTTGAGTTAGACGTTAGCGGCACCGTAAGAGCCTCTACAGGCGTGCTGTTTGGCACTGACACCGCAGATGCAAACACACTAGATGATTACGAAGAAGGATCATGGACGCCAGCTTATGAAGGTTCAAGCTCCGACCCCACAGTTACTTATGATCAACAAATTGGCTCATACGTCAGAATTGGCAAGTTGGTCCGTTGTGAAGGAAGAATTAGAACTGATGCTGTTAGTGGCGGTTCTGGCAACTTAAGAATTTCAGGCCTGCCATTCCCAGCCATGAACGAAACAAACGCGAGAGGATCTTTGGTCCCTACATCTACGGCTGGTTGGAGCTCAAATGTACCCACGCAGGGCCGACCTAAGAACAATGCGAGTTATGTTGACCTTCTACGCATGACATCAACAAGCGTGTCGTCGAACATGTCTGTCTCTGACCTTGATGATGGCGCAAACAAAAATGACATGCATTTTGCTATAACTTATAGAGCAAAAACTTAATAGTAACTTGCCCGCAATGGCATAAAACTATGCTGTTAAATCTGTTTCTGCCAGTCGGCAGCTCCTAAAATGGCTTTCACTGAACGCGTTGAATACAAGCTTGAAATCATGCCACCGCATAGCGTCATTCAATGTCGTCGTGCAGACGTCGTTGAAAAAGATGGCGTTGAGGTGGGTCGTTCCTATCACCGCACCGTTTATAGCCCTGGCGATGACATGACCAGCGCTTGCAGCGAAGCACAAGCCATTGCCACTGCATTGTGGACTGATGATGTAATTGCCGCTTATCAAGCGGCTCAATAATGCCCGTAATGGGAGCTTCCATTACAATCTTGCTTGACGATCTTAATCTCATGACGGCCACTATTTCTTGGAGCGTGTCTGCTCTTGATCGCCAAACTGCTGACGGTTTTGTCTACACCGCGCATTATCGCGTTGACGCTGCTGACGAAAGCTACAAGTCAGGCGCTTATGGCTCTGAGAGCTTTGAGCGGCCCGAAACGCTTGTTCCTTACGCTGAACTAACTGAAGCCACTGTGATTGGTTGGATCAAGAGCAAGCTGACTGCTGAAAAAGTCACTCAAATCGAAGCGGCTTTGCAGGCTCAAATCGATGAGCAGCGCAATCCCACTAAAGCCAGTGGTTTGCCTTGGTAATGGAGCGACCTGACCCAATGATCCCTGCAAAACCTGGCGCGGAAGACGTGGAAGCAATGAGCAACCGCGTCAAATGGCTTAATGAGCTTTACATCTTCGACCGTCGTGATGATCCTGATCATCCGATGCGTGGCCTGTTTACGGGTCTTGCCAAGAAGTACCAACAGTTTCGTGGCTAATGGCTAAATCACTCAGTGGGCAAAACTTTGTCCCTAGCAAGCCTAAAAAGACTCGTCAAGGTAATGGATCACATTCAAAACCGTCCCATGGACGGAAGAAGTATCGTGGGCAAGGAAAACGTTAATCCCCTTTCCAATGATCAAAACTCTTATTGCGAGTGGTGTCGCCGTTTCAGCAGTTGTGCTGGGATCTCCTGCAATCGCCGGTCCTTATGTAAACGTCGAGAATAACGCTGGCTTTGCTGGCGGTGATGGTCTCGACATGGATTTCACTGGCTCTGTGACCGACCTGCATATCGGTTATGAAGGCGGTGGTGAGCATACCTCTTGGTACATGCAAGCTGGTCCTGCACTGGTTGCCCCTGATGCAGGTGATGCTGATGTTGAGTTCTCCGGCAAAATCGGTGGCTCGATTGTCGTCACTGAAGACGAAAAGCTGAGCCTTTACGGCGAAATCAGCTTTATCACTGTGGATGATTTTGATGCTGCCAATGTCGGCACCAAGATTGGCGCGAAGTACAACTTCTGAGCTAGCCTTTAGCTGCAGAGACGCATACGCCCTTCCTGATCACACGGCAGGAAGGGTTTTTCTTTGGCAATCACCATGCAAAAGGTCTACAACTTACTGGCAGTCTTAGCGTTCGTGATGTCTGGAACGATGGCTGTTGGTGGCGTGTTGTTCTACACGCGCATTCCATCGCTAACCAAGCGATACATCAGCGAGTTGAAGCTGGAACTGACTGAAACGGTTTTGGAGCTTATTCCTAAGCCTGAGATTCCTGAAATGCCAAAGCTGCCTACTGAGACTGGACCGGCAATCAAGTCACCATTTTAGTGTTTGCGGTTGGATCATCGTCATGAGCCTCAGGTCCAAACCCTTCCGCCTTGATTTTTGCCATATCAAGTTCTGGCGCGGGTGTTTCTGGTTTCTGATCAAATGACGCTAGCCATGCACGCAACGCATCACCAGTTGGTGTGCCTTTTGGCCATTTGACGAATTTGAGGATAGCTTTTGGATCGGTAAATGGTCTGGCGGATTTGCCGCACAATACGGTGTAAACAACAGGCGGTCCTTCGCGTCTACGGTTACGTTCAATCCAAAGCTGACCTGCTGTAAACCGTTCGCCTGTTTTCATGCCAGAGATTCCAAAGATTGGGGTTGGAGCGGTAGGCGTGCCAAGTGTTGGCACTAGGCAAGTTATTCCACCGCCAAGATTGCCAGCTGAGCCACCTGTCACATTAATGCTGGGATTCCCTGTCGCTGACATGCCAGGAGGGGAAATTCCACATTATGAGCCGTTGGATTTTACGCCAGGGCAACATACGCACCAAACAGCAAAGCCACCAAGACCTGCGGATGAAGAAAAACCGGCTGGACGCTCAAACCAACCGGCATCTGTCCCCTCGCCAGCTGCGACGTTACCAGCTGACCAACTCAAGCTAGACAAGGAATTACCTTGTCCACCTGCTGACGCAATTCCTTTAGGAGCAAAGAACAAATCTCAAACTGCTGTCATCATTGGATATGAGATGGTTGATGGGACGTGTGAACCACAGCTCAAGCCATTGGACTTACCAGCGGTCATCGGCAATTATTTACCTGCTGCACCACTTGTCACAACGACTGCGACTGTTGCTGCGGTGGCGACTACAGCAGCCATCTTCGCGAGACCTTTAGGGGACATCCTGCTCAAAGCAGTCAAACCCATCGTCAAAAAGACTATTAAGAAGATCAAGGAGAAGCTGGGGAAAAAGGTTGCTGTTGAATCTGCTTGGGAGCGTCGGAGGTTTCAGCGGTCTTTACGGAAGTAGGAATCGAGTGTGTATGGGGCGGAAGATTGCCTGGCGGGTTGCTCAGAACAACATCCGCACAGATGGCACTGTAGGGCGAGTCAGGATGGAAGTTCACACCCTTGCGCATCAACTCCGAGCAATTTTTGAGCCGGGCGAGTTCGTAATTGAGCCTCTTATCAGCTAGCTGTTGTTCTAAAAGCGCCACTTGCTTTTCGGCCGCTCGATGGCAGCTCTTGATATGAGAGCGATCCAGCGGTATCGAAATCGTGGCAGTGATGCCGCCGTTAACCGAGTAGTTGCTTTTTTGCCCTGTCCGAATCGGACGATAATAAAGGACATTGCCCGGATTATCGGGGACGCCATCTGGGATGGCATTGCCTTCCTCGTCAAACGCGCCAACCAAATCGAGAGTGTCATAAACAGGCTCTTTGTAGTAAGCCTCATAAGGTTTTGCCCAGCCAACAGTTGTGCTTAGAAAGGGGCTGATGGTCAGGCTTGTTCCTTGGCAGCTGAAGCCGTTGTATTGATATACGAAAGACTTTGACGGAACAACTTGGACCGCCTGATTAGTCACTGAGCCAGAACTGTTCGCAACTGGAGCGGCAGTACCTGAGACCTGTGCTTGTGCTGGAGAGGCAAGCAGCAAAAGCGTTGCTATGACTCGCTTCATTGTGTAAACGTGCTGAGTGTCTCCGTAAGAGATTCGATCTCAGTAGTGCGGTTTATGGCAGTGTGATTTGTCAGACCTGGACCGCTCAAGGTTTCAGTGAATTGGAAAGACGCACCTTGTTCTACGAGTTTCCACTCTGGCTTGCTGGCTGGGTCAAGACCTGTCCACGTGCTTGTGATGCCGTTAAGGCTATTAGTTGTAGTGGTTAGTTTGTTTGGAGCGATAACGCCACCAACGGGCGTAACGTTAGTGCCGCTAGCAGTGTATTCGTAGCCAGTCCGATAGTCATAGGAGTTGATGACCTCAGTTATTTTCTGCGTAGTTTTTGTAGTGGACTTAAGAGTGCCTTGTTGAAAGTTAGGCACAACTGGAATGGACTGTGCTTCTGGAGCGGCAAGAGCAATGACAGAAAGCACGCCCCATGTGATCCAAATTGCAGTCCACATTATTTAATCGTTAGCTCTTGGATGACTTGTCCGATTGCGGACGTGCCAGCGCCACCAGCAGTGATTGTAAGAGCGCCACCAGAATCAATAGTTCCACCGAGGCTGCCTGCAACACCTCCGCTAGTGGTAGTCACTGAGCCAAAAGCGGGCAAGGCCGGAACTACTCCTGAGGTGACTGTTGTTGAGAGGACGCTTGGGACGTCATCTCCTTCGATGAATGATTCTGAATACGAAAAGCTGTCACCAGCAGTAGTGACGCTAAAAGCGCCAGGAGTGTAACCAAGAGCAGTGCCGGAAGTGTGTGACCCCAAAGAAGGCACAGTGTCCAAAGTGACGTTAGAGCCAGATACTGCCAACGAACTTGGAACGCGATTGGCAACTGATCCCGCTCCATCAACTGTCAGCTGAATGCTTGTTTGGACTCTAGAGGTAATGTCTGCCTGAGCAGGCAATCCCAAGAGTGTCACACCCAATGCCAGAAGTGTGCGCTTCATTTGATGCCAGCCTTGGAATCTTTGCTATCTACGATAGTCGGCTTTTTATTGGCATTGCCATTGCTCTTACGCTCGATGCCAAATGACGCCATGGCACCTGTAAGTAGCGAAGCCACAAAAGTGTTGTCCATCTTCATCTGAGGGAAAAAGCCCAAATATGAGACGGTAAGCAGTGTGGCGCTCCAAACCAAGACAGCGCATTTAACGACATCAGCAACGCTGACGCCTTCTTTTTCGTTGTTGTCCATTTGTTCTGCCATGATGAAGCGAGTGATTGGAGCGGTTCATGGTCGAAGTTTGGGCCGCTGTTGCTGGAGCGTCAATAACCACTGCTGCATTGGGCGTTTCTGGCATTAACCGTCAGACGCGCCAAGGGCAGGACTCGTTGATTCGTTTGACGACTGCAGTGGACAACCTGTCTGGCAGGCTTGATATTTTGCACCAGGACATCAAAAGCAAAGATGTTGAGGTGTTTGGGAGATTGAGCGAATTGGAGCGTTCGGTGGCACGTCTGGAAGGTCACACTGATAGGCACTAACGTATTGATGTTGTTCAAGGCAAGGCAATGGTTCTGATCATCAAGCCAATCCTGATGGCATTTCTGAAGTCAGATGCTGTCAAGCGTCTGGTTCTAGACCTATTGCGTGCTTATGCGAAAACGACGGATAACACCGTCGATGATCAGGTTTGCGATTTTGTGAGCAAAAACCTTTTCCCAGGCACTCGTGTTGAGAAGTGAAGCCATCGGTGCTGTTTGCAGCTGGTTGGTTCGTCGCAGGAGGCGCTGTCATGCTTTTGCTTTACAGCTCTGCTTTAATCTTCATCGGCGGATACAGCGTTGGCGAAAGCAGCTGCCGACCGGCATTATCAGACCGATACTGATTATCTTGGCAGTGCCGCTCAGCTTATTGCCATTTTTCCAGTTTTTCCGTGGTACGCCCCATCAGTTGGCTGCGATTAAGGAGCTTGAGGAGTCAGTGTCAAAGGAGTTATTGGAGGAAGACTCAGACTGGTTTCAGTCTTGGAAGGAAAGCGGATATGACCAGCAGATCTACATGCCTTATTTCAAGCAGCTCGACAACAAGACTGGAACGGGATACCGCGAGTGTTTCAGCTCAGCAGCTGCAATGGTGGCAGCGTTTTACAAGAAGGTTCAGACAGATGATGAGTACAACAAAGTCCGCGCCAAATTTGGAGACACGACATCAGTAGAGGCTCAGCTGCAAGCGCTACGAAGCCTTGGGTTGCAGGCTGAATTTCGTCAAGACGGTGATGCAGACATGTTGGAGCTGGAGATTGAGAACGGCAGGCCTGTAATGGTTGGCTGGTTGCATCACGGAAATATGCTTCGCGGCGAACCACCGATGTGCAAGGGACCGGGTTG